GTTGTATCAGATTTTGGTCTAGTCATATTGTCTGCTAGTTTCCACTCTAGCATTTTCTCATAACCAACAATCTTAGCTCCTGTATACAATGTCTCTATTGATCGGGAAGCTCTCGAAAATGTATCGTTTTCTGGCGGATTAAAACTATCGTCTTTTTCTAATGCTTTTTCCAAACCATTACCACCAACTTTTATTTTATAAACTTGGTTTGTATATGTCTTGTATTCAAAGAATAAAATAGCAACCGTATCACTATTATACTCTTGCCAATTTTGTAGATACTGATTGTTTCCTTGATACTGTTGTATCTCTGTTAAGTCATTGTCGGTTAAGTGTGGAAATAATTTCTTTATTTCAGATAAGTATAATAACTTAACTTCACCAACATAATATAAATCTAAGAAATTAGGATCTTCTGTATATGACCAAACCATTTTAGCTGGATCACAATATTCAGTTGTTATACCATTAGATCTATTCCAACCAGTTTTAGCTGCGCCAATACCTAACACAACCAAATCGTAGTTTATTCTTCTTCTTGTTAAATCATATCTGTTTCTTTCAAACGTATTAGATATTAACTCCTCTTCAGCTATCTCTATAGATGGTTTATATTCTAATTGCATATGCAATTCAACCTCATCTTTTGTTTCTGGAATATCTATATTAGAAGGAGAATTAAATAGATTCATACCAGTTGCATTGCGTATAAATTCTAATTCTTCCTTTACAGCCATATCACGCATTAAGTTCTCTGCGTACTTAGTTCTTTTCTTTATTGATTCTGGATCTTGAGAGAAAGCTTTTACTTCATATGACTTTTCTGATATACCATTTACAACAATGTCAACAAATTTAGATATAACCGGAACTGGCTTCCAACTTAAATTTAAATAAGATAAATCACCATTTATAGATAATTCATCTTTAATCTTTTGCATTGGTTGTTCTCCTCTAGCGTATAATCTTAAATTATGGAAACTATTCCAATTAGACATAAATCTATTCTGGGTTCTACCAGTTCCAAACCATTCACCCTCTATAGCTCTTCCAACTTGGTAGCCATATTCAATAGACGCTTTCTCCTGGTCACTAACTACTTGGTCAGGGAATGCGGTATTTGGGTTTGTATTTATTTTCTTCATTATCCTATTTTAGTGTATGATCTTAGATTCAGTACCAGTATTATCATATTTTTTAAAGCCTAAACTTATATTCTGTCTAACTATTTTATTTGCCGGCGCATATAGATTCTTATTACAAGCCATGATAGCTAGTCCAGAACTAATAGCAGCGTCAAATTTAGTTCTATTATTCATATCAAACTTAACCCACTCATTTAAAGTTTTATTAAAGTACATATCTCCATACTCTCCTTCACCTATTAAACCAACGCAGTTATCAATATAAGTTTCAATAGCAGCAGCATGAGCTTGCTTAATATCTTGACTTGTATTTGGTATACCACCAATCTCTCTCTCGGTTATAGATAACTTATTATAACTCTTATCTGGGCGATTCATAGAAAATCCTCTATAACCTCTTCTTTTTATATGGTATAATAATCTAGGCTTATTATTTTCTGCTAAGATAGGCATACCATAAAACACTATAGCCATTAAAACATCTTCAAAGAACATCTCAGCAGTCTGTGGTCTAGCTATATACTCTAAAAAGAAATGCTCAGGTGGTGCGTCTTCCATCGAGAACTTAGTCTTACCATGCAGTGAACCTTTAGATCCTCTACCATCAACTGTTCCAGATATATCATAAGGGTCACATCCAAAAGCACCTACATGTTCATTTCCAGGATACTTAATACCATTCTTAATTATAATCCTATTTTGAAGCTCAGGTGGTGGTGTCCATGATATTAAAAACCTACCATTTTTATTTGGTGCAAATATTACCCTAGTGTCTTCTATGCCATTCTCCCAACTGAAACTGCCTCTAGTTAATGTACCGTGAGCTTCTAGATCTTGATTATAATCTATTTGCTCATACAGTCTTTGTAGATTATATAGTGAGCTCTTTGCCTCATCCCTAAATGCATGTTCCTCAGTTCTTGGGAATTGTCTGTAGTGTTCGTTTAATGAATCTTGATTATCTCTTAAACCTTCTGCTTCATTCTCCCAGAACTCTATAACACCCATGCTTATTTTTTCACCATAAAAACCATCTATTGGTTCATCTGGTGTATCAAATACTGGCATACCATACCTATCAATGTAACCTTCATAGTTCCATTCCATAGGTATAAATAAACTATATAAACCAGATTTAGTTTGACCGTTCTTGTTTCTATCGTTTACATCTGACTGGTAATAAAGCGTTTTAAAGTTGCTACCACCTTTGTCTAAAGAGTTTGATGTTGAACCCATCATACACTTGCCAATAATTCTACTACCTAATCTAAGGCACGTTTTAGTAACACGCCAATTGTTTAAAATATTTTCAGGTCTTTCCCATTTTCCAGATTCATCATGTAGAAGCATCATTAACTTCTCACCATCATAAGAGTTGTCTGATGTATTCTTCCAGTCAATACTTGTATCTAATCCTTCTAAGTCCTCTAGTTCATCTTCTGAATCAATCTTCTTCCTAGTTAACTTAGATGCTGGTACTCTATAAGCTAGTTCTGTTTTTGGTCTATCCATACCATCTTGGATAGGTGAGAAAAAGAATGGATAATTAATTGATATTGGTACAACTTTATCCGTGAAAAGCTTTTTAGCATCTGGTCCAGTTTTAGAAAGGATACCAAATCTCTTATCACTTGAAGTAGTAGCTAAGTTAACAGTTTCACTTGATCCCATAAATGAAAAACCAGAACGTCTATTCTTTAAGTAGCAAATTCCATATGATCTATGATCTGCTTTACATGCCTCCCAGAAAATAAAGAACAATCTATTTGACTCTCTAAATTGAGCTTCACCAACATCGATCTTTGCCCACTGTAAGTACATGTAGTGAGAACCTGTTACGTATGTATCTAATCCATTATTCTTAAACCAGAAACCATCTTCTCTTCTTTCAAACTCTATATCAATGTATTCATGATACTTTGCTTTAAACGTGTCTGGTGTTCTTCTCCAGTCAAATATGCTTTTTATCTTATCTAATTCCTTTGGCTTTTCTAGTCTCTCCCAATACTGTTCTTTATTAATTGAAGACCTAGCTATTACTTTCTTAGGAGCTTTTGGTAGAGCAATTTTTAAACCTTGTATATCAAGTATCTCGTCTATCTCACCGGTCTTGCTTATTATGACAATATCAAATTCAGCATTGTAACCATACTCCCATTTCTTATAACGGTTGTTTCTATCAATCTTAGCCTTTTTTAATGGCGTGATTACTTTATATAATGTCTGCTCGTACATTACTTTTTCTTAGCGTGCTTTTCTGCAAAACCACCAAATGAAGATGTTTTTTCTTCTTCTTTAGTTTTTGGATCGTCGCTAAGTAGTTCTTCTTCTTCCTCTATTCTCTTAAGTATTTCGAATGCATCAAATATTGATAGCTTCTTAGTTGCAGCAGCATTCTTTAGTTTATCAGCAGAGAGTTCTTCACTATTCATTGGTATATCTTCACCGTCAACAATCATTGTTCCCTTAGCACCAAGTATTGGTTCTTCAGCAACTTTAATTAACTCGTTCACAGCTGCTCTGCCAGCGCTTATTATTCTTATCCTAGTTTCCTTAGACTTATCTCGTCCAGCTTGGATTATATTCTTCGTCTCCTTCTCTGATTCCATAACTCAAAACAATATTATTTAATTTCATACAATATAAAAGCATATCGTTAAACACAAACTCAAATTCAGAGTCAGGGGTGAAGCATACTGTTTCTCCTTTTTCGATATTCAATTTCTTATTAGTATATCTAAGTATACCGTGTAGTTCCTTTTCTTTACTAGTACTTGATTCATCTGTTGATTTAACAGGTTGAACAAAGCAATAATCATTAAAGGTTTGCCAATCAGTTGTAGACAATGGTTGATATGCATAGATTTGATCTAATGATACCGCATACATTCCATCAAACATATAACTTCTACTATTCTTTTCTTTACCCCTAACGTCGTAGAATCTTCTAAATACATTATGATGTATTATGACTATATCTCCTGGTTTTATTGGTGTATCAAATGCTTTTGGAACAGCTATTACAACACCTTGTCTATTAACATTCTTAAATGACTCAAGACTTGTATTTGTAACAAACTGTACACCAGCTATTTCTTTCTTATTATTATATCTATGATCGTCTACTGGTTTTACTATAAAATCGTAAAGACTATGCATTAGTATGTTAAATCGTATTCGACCGCTATGGCCATATTTTTATTAAATTTCTTCCACATCATTATCTCACCTGACTTTTCCAACCATATAATGTGAGATTGATCTTCATCAATGAATTGTATTGTATGTACAATGTGATTGTCCCAAGCTGGCTGACCTACGTAGTAATGCATTGCATTATCCTTGTACTCAGTACCTATACTTATTTTCCTTATAACTGTATTAGACCGTCCCATTTTCAACTGGTTTTGTGTATGAACCATCAGACATGTCTATAGATATAGGACCATATTTTTCCTCTAACTCAGCTCTAGTTTTATTTGCTGATTCAATAACCTCAGCATAATCTTTCATTAATCTTGTTTTCTGTAATTCAAGAGAAGCAATCTGCATTGCCATTTGCTCTGTTTTATTGAAATCACTTTTAATTTTCTCTAATTCTTGTTCTTCTATTTTCATAATATTTAATTTTAATTTTTGTAAATTCTACTATGTATTACAACGCCTTTTTAGGTCTACGTGGGCTAGAGGCCATCTTCTTTGTGATAACTTCCTCATATCTCTCTAAACGCGCCGTGAGCGTTGCAATAATTACAGACTGCTCTAATATCAATTTATTATTTATCTCTAACTTTGAGTTTAACTCATCTATTTGAAAAGCATGTTTAGCGTTATTAGAATCCATTGTTTCTTTCAACGCACTTATTGTTTTTTGTTGTTCTTTCACTATAGCTGCTGCTTGAAGAGTTGTTACAATGTAATCCCACTTTTTATATATTAATACTACAAGTGCTATTAACGATACTGTAGGTAAACCGTATTCACCTATTAGTTTAGCTATCCCTTCAATTATCTCCATTTTAATCTTCTATTATTGGACCTACTGGTTCTACAATTTCAATTTCTCCAATAGTGTATGCAATTGCTGCATTGTCTAAATCGGTTTGAGCTTCTAATTGTAGCCAATACACACCGCCAACGGTGTTATTAGTGGGATTCCAATAGAAATCATCAATGCTACTTAGTATTGGAAATTGAGAAACGTCTGGTATTATTAAAGCTGTCATCGTACTGCTGTGTTATAAGTTGTTATTGCGTCATATAAATCGGTTACTTGGTTAGCCGTTAACGAAGCTCCTATATGACTGAAGTTCATTGTTCCTGATCCTAAGAAACTTGCTGAGCCATTATAATTTTGTGCGGCTAGAAAATAAGTATATGTGCTTTGTCCTGTGGAGGCTGCTGTTACACGCCCAATATCTGCCGTATCTCTAAATAAAGTTACCAAAGAACTATCTCTATTTACTATATAGTGCGCAGGTGTTATACCCCCAGATCTCGAAGTCCCACTAGCGTTATTCAAGCCGTAATATATCCTACTATTATATTGTGTGATTGCGTTATAATAATTAGGTGAGATTGTTCTTGCTCCTATTAACGTACCATTACCTCCAGAATATGCACTAAAATTAGCTCCGAAAGAATGATCATTTTGTAGTCCATCGGTAGGAGCGTATCCTGTATCTCCATACTGATCTAAGCCATCAAAAGCTACTCCTGCACTTGAATGTGTAGGAGAATTGTACCAAGTGATTTGGTAAGTAGCAGGGTCTTTAAGATTGTATTCCGCAGCAGCTAGGGAAGTTGGGGATGTTGGATAAATTGCATCTAGCCCTGTCCATATATCTGTGTTATTAGTTGTACTTCCTGTTCCTTTTAAGTCAGAAACAAGTTGAATAACAGCCGCTTGCTCTGTTGGGTCTGTTATACCTGCTGCTGTGATGTAAGCAGTAGCATCAGGGTCTGTTCTTACTGCTGTGTTATAAGTTGTTATTGCGTCTGATAAATCTTTTGCTTGGTTAGCCGTTAATCCTTTGTGTATTGCCACAAAGTCCATCTCACCAGCAAACGGAGCTGATAAAGCTCCAGAGTTACTATAACCTAATAAGAAAAAGTTAGCGTTTGGCACAACCGAACCGCCACTTGATGCCAAGTTTAAGGAAGACTCAGCCCCGTTAGTGTACATTTTTATCAGTGTTCCACTGGTTCTTACTGCCGTGCTTATGCTTCTATTAAGGTCAACAGGATTAGCCGCTGATGATGAAGCACCAATGTACGCTATTTTTCTATTTGCTGAATTTCTTATTACAAACCATCTAACCGAATTATATACGCCTAATGCATAATCACCATCCGAATACTCACCAGAATATGTTAGACCAGCATTATTAATATCAATACCTTCAGTTGTAGGATTCCAATTTGTATCTCCATAGGCATCAGTACCGTTACCCGTTATTCCAGTAGTTGCGTGTGTTGGACCATTGTTCCAAGTAATGTTTTGAGTTGGGTCTTTAAGATTGTATTTCGCAGCAGTTAATGAAGTAGGTGATAATGGATAGATTGTGTATGAATCACTCCATACGTCTGTGTTATTAGTAGTACTTCCTGTTCCTTTTAAGTCAGAAACAAGTTGAATAACAGCCGCTTGTTCTGTTGGGTCTGTTATACCTGCTGCTGTGATGTAAGCCTGAGCAGGGTCAACCGATGGTCCTCCACCAAATCCACTTACTTTACCACCAATAGAATTACCTATACCAAGCCCTATCGACATAGTTTATTATTTTACGCCAATAATGGCAGTTGCAGTTGTTCCTGTAGCTAGTACATAATCTACTACGATTGGTAGAAAAGTACCGTCTGGAATATTAGTAAAAGTAACAGCGTCAGCAAGTTGTGTCTTACCAGCCATTAATACTTTTACGCTACCAGTTCCACCTACATAAAGTATCATCTGGTTTACTTTAGTAGTAGAATCGATGGTATCGCTAGGCGTTACATCTACAGCCTGTGTGCCAAAATCTGGCTGGTTTAAATATTGTCCCATTTTTAAATATTGTATTTTGTATCTCCGTGTTTTGTGTTTGACTTAGTATAAGCCTCTTTTTCCCATGGTGTATCTTTTGAATTTCTCACCATGTGAAGTTCTTTATTAAACTTTTTTCCTTTCCAATATATGTTATCGTCATCGTAAGTAAGATCACCTCTAGATATTTGATTAATATGAACCTTCTCGTGTTCAATTACTTCATCTACAAATTTAGGACTTAATTTTGAATTAATAGCAATAGTACCATTTTTATTAGTTTGACCTAAGACACCAGGTCCTAGATCTTCGTAATAAACAGATGGACCATTTAATTCAATTGGTTTGTTACCTAATTTAAAAGGCATTACTTACAGTTCTTTGACATAAAGGTTCCACCTTTGCTTTTCATCATCAAGCCACTTTTCTCTTTAGCCTTTCCAGCAATTTTACTAATAACCATAGGTGCTAATGCTTTAACTGCCATTCCAACTAGCGGCGCCATTTTTGGTCCACCTTTTTTTGTATTTTTATACATGTTTACTTTTTTTTGTTTTTATTAACTACCACATGAAATACATTCAGAATCTTCTATATCACAAACTTGTGGTACTATCTTAACTTCTTTATCCTTTTGTTCCATTTGTTTTAAAAGTTGCTCAAGCGAGCTTGATTCAGATGTTATGTTCATTGATTTGTTTTTAATAATTTTTACCACTTTACTTTATCCGCCCAATACGCTGCCGACATTTTTCCTTTAGCTATATTTTTACCGTGTCTACTTTTAAAAGACTTTCTTTTAGCCTTCATTCTATCAGACTCGCCTGGTTTAGGTTTGCCAGCAGTGCTAGCTCCGTACTCACCAAATCTTATTATTTTTTCTTTGCCGTTTGCACATGCTTTAACTACGTGTGACTTAGTGCCGCTTCTTTGAGCTTTCGGCGAGTTACACTTCATTTTTGATTTATCTATCTTAGTTGCCATATACTTATATATTACACAATATCATAACTTTTCTATCTAACTATGGTAGCCGTAGTGGAAATATTGATTTTATCAATAATTTAAATATTACATACAGTGCTATTAAAACAATTAATAGCATGAATCCTATTAATAATATTCTCTTTAAATTCTTACCAAGCTGCTCAATTATACCTTGCTTTCTAACTACAACTTTTTCATAAGGAACTTTGATCGTCTTAATAATAGTGTCACTCTTGCATTCTCCCTGAATAAAGGTGGTGTCTCCCACCCTAATATATTTAATGCTAAGTCTATCTTTATTAATAAAAATAGTATCTCTATTCGTATCAATAAAAGAAGTATCATATTGTACAAGTGGTGTATATACTTCGATAGTATCATGTAGTGTATCCTTTTTTAGTATAGATGGATATTTTATAGTTAACTTCTCTATCTTTCTTTCTGCTCTTCTTAATCTACGCTCTATTCTTTTCTCTAAAGAACAAGAAGATAAAATCACTAATATTAATAGTGAGAGTAAACCGTTTTTCCATTTATTCTTTGACATCGTAGTATTTCTTTTCGATTACCAGACTTCTTATACGAGACATGAACCCAATCTGGATTATCATTATTTCCGTACTCCCATATCATTTGGTCAAAGTCTAGATTATCCTTAATAAAATTAAACATGTCAGCGTTTGACATATGTCCGTAAGTATCATCTATGTCCATAGCCTCACCTTTACAATGTTGTGAAGTTGATGATCCACCAAGTTTTTTATTTAACTCAACGGATCTGAAGAAACTATTTATAGCTACAGGACCCGCTACGTGGATTCTAAGAGGTTCAAATACTTTTTCAGCAAGAATGCACATTGCAACCAACTGTTGTTCACTAGGGCTGTTCTCTATGCCATTCTTGGTAGCCGTTTGACTACGTGTTGCCTCTGAATATGTTATATGCTTGCTTATATTATTCACCCTTTGCTCTTTGAGTGATTGGACCTGCTAGATAAGGATACTCATTCTTTGCAAGTAATTGAATACCATCAGCTCCAGAACTACGTCCAGGCGCGATTGGCATATTATCCATATTTAATGGACCTTCCCAAGTAGCATCAATACCTTGTTCTGCTGCGTACTTTCTACTATTTGGAGCTTCGTATATGTTATTTTTTTTCATAATTATCTTAGGTTTCTATTTGCTTCTGAGCCAAACATATTTAATGCGGCATTATCTAATGTATCTGATTGCTTGTATCCAACACCCTTTGAAGGAGAATATATATCTTCTACTGGCACAGGAGCCGTTGCTAAAGCTGCTTGTGTAATAGGGTCTGTCGCTTGCACTTGTTCAGGTTGTACCTGGGGTTGTGCTGATATTGGTTGCTGTGTGTCGTATTGATTCATTGTTTTTTATTTTTGGTATTTTTTAGATCTTCCAGCTGCTCTACTAAAAGCATCAGACACTTGCATAAAAGCAGATATATCTAATTCAGATGTATCTTTTGCAATATCAAGATCTATAGGTGCAGCCTTAAACTTACCAGCTGGCATCTCGCTATCTGGGTAGTCTTTTTCGTTATACAACTTAATGCTAGCATCTCCTTGAACTCTGGTTTGGCCAGTTCTATCATCTGGTGCTGCTTGTCGTGCGTCCATTTTAGAATCACTTGGCGCCGTTGGATCTACATTATTTAGAGTTTTATTGCTAGATTCATATTCACCTTTCTTAATAGAATTGTATTTCTCTAGGTTTTTAGCTTTTCTAGCAGTAGCTTTATCTTCAATCTTAGCCTTTAAAACAGACATAATACCTTCTTTATTTAGGTTCTGACCACCACCAAAATAATCACTCATTTTGTAATGACCTTTCGCGTGTCTAGCTTCAGTTTCTGATTCAGGTGATTTACCCATATTACTTTCTGACAATGTCTTGCTTGGTGATTCATCTTCTTTGGCCTCACCCATGTTAGTAGCTCTACCTATTACAGAGCTTGTTCCAAGCATGGTGTTATTACCATAAGCGCCCTTTTTTTTATCGCTTTCTTGATTTAAACCCGTTTTGTAAAATGCTTTTTTCATATTTTTATCTTGTTTCGTCTTTATTTACTAAATCTATAGATACCTTAAGTACTTTGTCCATATATGTTTCACCCTTCATTATAGGGTTTCTTTTTGTACTACTTGGTAAATCTTCTTGCCCAAGCATTATACGATATATTTGGTTAATTAGTTGCTTACCCTTGAATGTTACTTTATAAAGATTAAACTTCCTAGTTGTGTTGTTCCTTGTTCTCCACACTTCAACCCAACCATCGTTCCTTAATCTATCCCATCTGCCTTTATCCCAACTGTAAGCAAATGTACCTTCTTGAAAGTCTACTCTACGAAAGTAGTCGAGACAGTCTAGATATATTAAAATCTCTAGATCTGCCTCTCTTATACTCTTCGTCTTGTGAGCCCATTTTCTAATAGTCCTATAATGCTTTAATACATTAAGATTTCTTATATCTTCAGCTTCAACGCGCATTATACAACTAAGATAATATCTGGTTGCTTTATTACTTTGTATAATTCATTATCTATGGTTAGATCAAATCCAGCATGCTTATCATAGTATACAACATCATCGATGTTTAATCCCTCAATATCTTTACTAAATTCCTTAACCTTAGCTTCTCTGTATCTTAGATCAGATATATGTATTTGTCCAAGTTCTAATCCACTTTCTGTTTTTATGCTAGCAGCTTTTATAGGCTGAATCAACACATAATTACCCATTACTTTCATTATTCCTTAGTCCTTAAGTTATTAATTACACAGTTTGTTGATAATATAGTTGTAGCAACTGACACCGCGTTCTTTAATGCACTCTTAGTCACTAATAGCGGATCAATAATTCCAGCTTCAATCATGTTGACCATTTCACCAGTCTTAACATTCATACCAAATCCATCTTTAGAACCGATATCATTAATTTCATCACCAAATCTATCAGCATTCTCTAATATCACCTCAAGTGGTTTCCGTATAGAATTTAATAATATTTCCTCACCTTGATTATCAGGAGCAAAACTATATGAAGCATTTAACAGCGCAATACCGCCACCTGATACAACACCTTCTTTAATAGCTGCTCTAGTTGCAAAAATTGCATCTTCAACTCTATCTGTCTTTTCTTTAAGTTCTACCTCAGAATTTGCTCCAACTTTTATTACAGCTACTTTACATGATAGAAATCCTAATCTTCTATCAAGCTGTGCTTTCTTACCAGGCTTGTCCTCTTCTTCTATTTGACGTTTAACTGACTCTATTGCTGCGGTAAGCTCTTCTGACTCCTCTGCTATCTCTATGATGGTCTCATGAAGATCTGTTGTTGCTCTAGAACATGAACCTAAATGCTCAATCTCTATAAGATCAATATCATCACCAAGATCCTCACTAATTACTTTAGCTCCGGTAATTAAAGAAAGATCATGAAGCTTCTGCTTTCTATTGAATCCAAAGTCTGGTGAATCAATAACATTACACTTAATGTTACCTTTCATCTTGTTCATGGCTAATGCACCTGAAACCTGCGAATCCATTTCAGCAACAATCAATAGCTCTCGCTTATTAACCATTACGTGTTTAAGTACAGATTCAATCTTCCTTATGTTATCTATTTTATTTTCACATATCAATACTAACGGATTATTTAGAACGCATTTGTTCTTGTCTTCGTTAGTAGCGAAAAATAGATTAACAAGACCTTTATCAAATGAAGCACCGTTAATTACTTTATACAATGTGTTTTCATCGGATGATTGCTCCATTGTAACTACGCCATTATCACCTACCTCAGCGAAAGCGGAAGAAATTATTTTACCAATTTCAGGATCATTGTTAGCCGATATTGTTGCAATGTGTTTAAGCATATCACCCTTAACTGGACTTGCTACAGATTCTAAGTACTTGATTACTTTTTCAGTTGCAGTCTTAATACCTTCCTTAACATCTTTAGCGTCATGGCTATATGCTTCAGTTAAAATGGCATGTGCTAATACAGTCGCAGTGGTTGTACCGTCACCAGCTTCTTCAACTGTTTTACGAGCGGCATCTTTTAGTAGCGTTGCGCCCATATTTTCAACTGGATCTAATAATGTGATTGCATTTGCAACACTTACACCATCCTTTGTTATTATTGGGTTACCGTCTTCATCTTCTAGTATTACAGCCTTTCCAGATGCACCTAATGTTGAACTAACTGCTTTATACAGTTTATCTACTCCCTGGTAGATTCCTTCTCTAGCCTCTAAACCGAAATTTAGATTCTTTACAATGTTGTTTCCTCTCATGAAATTTAATTTAATTTAAGTACAAATATACTTTATTTTATTATAACAATGGTACAGCTGGATACAAACTCTCAGGCAATACTTCTACTTCTTGCATTTTATATATTTCTTGAAAGCGCTGTTGAATATCTAACTATTGCGTCATCTAGGTCAGTAACTGCGGTAGCATCTAGTCCCTTTGGAATAATCAAACCAAATCTCATTTCCATTGCTGTAAAGTTCTGACCCCCACTACCGTTGTTTTGTGCGCCTACAAATAATGATAGATTGACAGGTGTTCCATTATCTTCAGAAAGCTTTGTCCCTAATGACGTTCCGTTCAAGTAATTCGCTCTTCCACCATTCGCTATTCTATCAGCGCTCACAATCATGCGCCCTTCGTATGTTCCGCCTGTGCTAGTCACCCATCTACCACCTCCTGTGTTGTGAATGTCTTGGTAAAGATTACCGCTGATTAATAACATTCCAGTTCTTTTTCCTGTTGCAATGACAGCACTCATCAAACCAACCGCTACTGGGTTTGCATTCACTATCTGCATACCAAGTGTGATGTCGTAACCATTAGCTAAAGTTTCCACAGCAGGGTCAAAACCTGTATCACCATGCTGATTAGTGCCGTTGAGAGTAACACCAGTAGATGCATGTGTTGGACTATTTAGCCAAGTCATATTAAAGCTAGTGGTATCTCGTAGGTTGTATGTTGCCGCCGATAAGCTGGTTGGACTGATAGGATAAAATGCTGCTGCATCTGTCCATAGGTCTGTTCCACTTGGCGTACTTCCTATTCCTTTTAAGTCAAGTACCAATTGATTAACAGCGGCTTCTTCTGTTGGGTCTGTTATACCTGCCGCCAATATATAAGCCGCAGCGTCTGGGTCAGTGCCAGAAACTTGCGGTGTTAAAAATCCTGGAGTTGCAAGAAACATTAGCTAAAGTTTTGATTTATTGATGCGTAAACATTAGTCCCAATTCTAACGAATGTTAAAATATCTGATTGACCACTTGTTTGTGTAATAGTTGGGGTTATACCACCAGACCACTCAATAGTACCACCACCAGCGTCAATATAAAGCGCAATATTTGGCCACGGAGAAGTAGAACCACCTTGTGTTACTTTTACTATAACTGGTGTTGCTGATGGTAAATTATCCAGTATCAATTTGCTTCCAACTGGATCTGTTATTGTGATTAAAGCAACAGAGCCAGTATCTACGTTGTGTGTAAAGATAGTTGGACCAGAACCAGAACCAGTTACACTAACCTCGTTAGTAGTAAACTTTTGAGATAGTACCTGAGGAGATATTACCCGAGAACCAGTTATCGTTCCCGTGATGCTTATAGTGTTTGGTGTATCGTTTACTCTACCAGCACCAACTACTTTAATTGCACCTTTGATAGCCTGGACTATAGTTACCTTACCAATATTTTGCACGAGTTCTGCTGGCCCAGTTGGTCTTACATTTTCCCATCCGCCTGCTATTGTAGGGCTAACATAGAGCGTGTCACCTACGGTTATTGAATTACCATCTGAATCTACTGTAGTATTAAGTGACTTTGTTAAACCAAGGCCATATATGTTACCAAAGCTTACAACCTGTACTGGGTTACCTAATGTGGCGTCTTGATAAGCAAATCCAAACGCTGGCATTGTAGACAAGCTATCAGACTGCGCTTTTTTAACTAGCGTGTTACCTCCTGATTCGCCAGAAATATAAACAACGTCACCAAAAGAAAGGGTTTCATCTGCTATAGCTGCAAATCTAATTGCACCATCAACATCACCCATGAAATTAGCCTCTGCACTTGGCCAGTTATCAAGCATTACGTTACCGTCTACATCGATACTTACACCCGTTGTGTCTTGGATTATCTTTCCTGTTGAGCCTTGGAATATTGGTATAGACCTATCAACTGAAGACGCAGGGCCAGTTACATCACCTGAGGTAGACCAAGTATTGTCACCACGAAGAAAGGTTGTCGCATCTGCTGTTCCTGTTGCAGACAAGTCCACGGTCCCAATGCTAACTGAACCAGTTGCGGCAGCGTTTGTGGTTACATTTATAAATGTACCAGCAGTCGATGTAAAATCTGTTACACCACCGCCACCACCGCCGCTACCTAGATTAGCTACATCTTGAAGTGTAGTTGTCTTAGTAGAATACGGATTTAATGTATCATCCGTGTCAGCTATATTAACTACTTCATTTCCTGTTAAAATACCTTTTCTAGGGTATTGATAATTTATTGCCATTACGCTTTATATTTTTTGTTTCCTTCGGACTTAGTTCCATTACCATCATTGCCTCTGTTCTTGCCCTTCAACTCCCATCTTCTATCTTCATGATCCCAATCTCTATCAGATAACCAAGCCTTAGCTTCTGAAGCGGAATTAAACTTTTCAGTTAAGCTCTTAAGCTTCGCTCTTCTACGATTCTGATTTGCAGCCTTCATCTTTCTTCTACGAGGCGTCAGAGCAGCCGCTAAATCTCTTTTAGCTTTAGCCGCCTTTGCTTTCTGACTTAATTTCTGTGCCATTATTTTTTATTTTTAAATAAACGCATCTCTGCATTGTATTCATTCTTACTTAAATTCTTATTACCTGTACCATCTGATCTATTAATTGTAGCGTAATTTTTATCGCTTCCAGATGTAGTCTTATATGGCTTATTGTATTTTGGTGCACGAGATTTTACAGTGCTATTATTTTGTGATGATGACAATGCAGCTTTTTTTGTAGGCATTTTAGCCATATCAGATCTATTACTTTCTATAGGTTGCTTAGGTTTTGGACGATACGGTAATTCAAATGTAGAATAGCGGTGACGGCTACGACCTACACCTCCACCATCATAATATATCTTACTCTTAACAGTCTCTGTATTACCTAAGCTCTTATCTGTTCTCTTTAATGTCTTAATATCTTGAGCAACACCCTTAACACCACTATAAGATTCATATGGCTTANTATTGAGGTCACCTGTACTACCTTCTACATTTGTATAATAATTATGATCCGTATATGGATTATCATCGACAATCATATTAGGGGTTCTCAAAGTATTGATAATATTCTCTGTTGCATTGTGCGCAGCTAAGCTATCATTATACATTTGTGTTCGTTTAGCGTAGTCAGCATCGTCTTTAGCTATATAAGGTTTAACACCTTCACCAACTTGACGAGGACCATTTATTTTTCTATTTAACCATGTTTGTCTCATCATGTTATTTATTTTTTAAACTTCTCAAAGCTAACAAATTGGTCTTTATTCAATACTTTGTTACCTCTTCTATCTCCAAAATTTACTTCTCCATATTTTTTATAATCCGCACTATTTTTTTTAGGATTGGGATTGTATAGAGATGTAGTGAATTTTCTAGACGTTAATTTTCTATCAATAATTTTCGGAGATGCTAACTTACTACTACCTTTAAGTATAGGCATCTTTTCTAAACCCTTAAGTATTACTTCCTGTTTAGGTTTATCAAAAAAAACCGCCTTCACATACCCATCTGATTGTATAAAAGAAGTTGGTTTTATTGATTTATTTTTCATACTACTATATCCAGGAGTTCCAGGGCCTACTACACCCGCTGGCCTAGTAGTGGCCGTAGGGGGTGTATAATTCATATAATGCCGCTTTTTAGACGGGTCTCCTAAATCTGAAGCATACTTTACATTGGTAACAGGCTCTGCCCATTTTCTACCCCTTGAAATAATTTCTTGCTTACTTAGTAAAGGTTCGGGCTTACTCAACGCCTCTTGCCCTTTGCCATTCCCTGTCCTCATCAGAAAGTCTACTTTGATACTCTGCCTCTCCAGCCCTGTTCCTATCATCCTCATACTTAAATTGTTCATAATATTCATTATTACTATTATTATATGAAGCTAAACTATCACTGTGCGACTGAATCCTTGGGTCGTCACGGTCATATGTTACATAAGGTTTTACACCACCTTTTTTCTTATCACCTCCACCAACTTGACGAGGACCCTGGATCTTTCTATTTAACCATGTTTGCATTGTAACTGTTTTTATTATACTTATATACTTACACATTAACGAAGATATTCAAAACTATGACATTAGCCCCCTACTATACTATCTATAAGGCTATTGTCACACTTTTTTTTGTAGAGAGTGTTTGTAGAGAGTACTTAGATGTAGAGAGTATTTGTATAATACCTTATTTTGAAAATAAAAAAATAAAAAAGAAAGTTTTTTGAAACGAAAGGGGTCCCCCTGTTTTATAGAGTTTTTCGTAAATTTTTTTGGGTTTTATATAATATCTACTAAGTATTTCACCTTTTCCCCGGTAGTATGGTATAAATAATATAAATAAAATGCTATACAGATTCTTAACGAGCAAATTTATATAATAATTTATATAAAAATAAAATAATAATATAAAAAATTAATTTTATTATTTTATTAAAAATTAAAATTTATTTTAAACCAGTTAATAATTATCAAAACAATCTATAATTATTAACATAAACCAACGTGTTATGAAAACTAACAGATTCGTTATTAGAAAGTCGTTAATAGGTAAGAATGAAGTGATTGAGTTCACCAACAAACAGGGTCAAACCTGGTCTTACAATCACGACGAAGTGTATAACGCTCACAAGAGCAAGTTCGAAAGCATGCCTTGCTTCGCTAAGTATAAGAACTATACTAATACGAACACGGTGCCTGCATTCGCTCGCGAACTGCCAAGCGTTACCAAGTCCTAATCAAAAGGGGATAGCCGAGAGGCTGTCCCTTTTTTTTACTCTTCTTTTTATCTACTCATTTTATTGCAGCAAGCTGCAAATGCTATACAGATTCTTAACGAGTTTAAATATATATTAATTTATATATTTTAAAATAATAATATAAAAAATTAAACCTTTATTATTTTTATATATATATCAGTTCTTTTAAATATTATTTATAAACCAGTTAATAATTATTCAAATTAACTATAATTATTAACACAAACCAACATGTTATGAAAACTAACAGATTTGTTATCAGAAAGTCATTAATTGGTCAAAGTGAAACCATCGAGTTCACTAACAAAAAGGGTGAAACCTGGTCGTATGATCATGATGAAGTTTATAACGCTCACAAGAGCAAATTTGAAGCTATGCCGTGCTTCGCTAAGTATAAAAATTATACGAATACAAACACGGTACCTGCTTTTGCTCGCCAGCTGCCAAGCGTGAAAAAATCGTAAGTAGCACAAGGGATATCCGAAAGGGTATCCCTTTTTTTCATCTGCATATATCGTATCCATTATTTAGCAGCAAGCTGCTATACACTCTTGCAGATTCTTAACGAGTTTAAATATATATTAATTTGTATTTAATTTATTTAATTTTTAATTTATTTTATTTAATTTTTATTATTATGAAAACCAACAGATTTGTTATTAGAAAGTCACTAATTGGTAAAGGTGAAATTATTGAATTTACCAACAAAAAAGGTGAAAATTGGAAGTATGATCATGATGAAGTGTATAACACCTTTAAGGTTAAATTTGAGGGTATGGAATGCTTTGCCAAGTACAAAAATTACACCAACACTAATGCTGTTCCAGCATTTGCTAGAGGATGTAAATCAGTAACTAAGTCATAAACCAACAAAAGGATGGCCGCAAGGCTGTCCTTTTTTTTATATCGTCCACCACCTTAACCAATACCTGTAAAAAAGTGCTATACACTCGCAAAGAAACCAGCGAATTTCTTGCAGATTCTTAACGAAGTGATTTATATATTAATTTATATATAAAATTATTTATATATAAATTAAAACCAATTAATTATTATGAGCGTTATTAAATTTAACAGTCAAACTGTTTTCAAGAAAGCAATTCGACTAAACGGAGTAAAATTCGAGCATTTTGACTTAAATAATATACCAAAGAAATTTGGTTGTATTAATACTTCAACAGGTGGCGAAGGAATTAGTAGTTATATCAACTACAAAGGACTCACCTATTTTACTAAATAACAACTAATGAGGATGCTCGCAAGAGCGTCCTCTAATTTAAACAAGTAACCAATTTAATTTTATATATTATGGAAAATTGTAGTAACACTAAAAATGATATACTCGTATCGGTGAAAGGTTCACCAGATGAGTATCAACTAGACGCTCAGTTAAATGGGTATGATATGCAAGTGGCATATATACACCCTGAGTATGACTTTGAAGGAGTAAGTGATAAAAGCGAAGCTCATGAGTATATGGAAGAGAGTATGACGCTTCTAACACACGTCACCGACCACCACGATCCACTGCTGCTTGATCACCTTGACAAAATCTCTTGTTTAGAGTTACTCGGGTGTGAAACTTACAATGGCTGGGAGTTTGAAGAAGGTTATACACCTTATGATGCTCTGATGTATGTGGTAGCAAAGCAAATTGCTTTTGAATGGTGGCTGGATGGTGATTTACCTAAGTAAATAACCACTCTCTAACATACTAAGTTTAAAGGCTGACCAGTGAGACAGGGGTCAGAAGAGTATACTCCGACCTGCGTCATACTTTTGTATGTCAATTCACATCGTCACCTCAAGGTGTTGTCATTGTAAGTGTAATGCTATACACTCGTTTCTTGCAGATTCTTGACGAAGTAAATTATATAATAACCTGTAAATCAATTAATTTTAATACTCATGACAAAGAAGGAATTTAACTATGAAACATACTCTAAATTAGTGAAGACTATTTGGGGTGAAGAGTTTGAGAGACTACAAGAATTTATTTTCTGTGTCACTCATGATCAAGACAACAGTGAAGACAAGTATTGGGTGAAATCACCAGATCAAGACATCCCTGACTATGAAGAGATGTACAAAGTGATAGCACTATACAGCTCACAAGTTGAACCAAGAAGAAATTACTTAGGTGATCTACTTAATGATGAACTTGATAATGCTAGTGCAGAAGACATAGAATCAGAATTGAAGCAAATATGGTACAATAAAGTATCATAGTGCTACACACTCGCCAAGTAACGTGCTTGGCGGGTGTTTTAACTCACAGACACTTGACGAAGTAAGTTATATAACAATTCAAATAAATTAATCAATTAAATACCAATTATTATGAAGAATGTAAGGTACAACTTAGAGATACTATTCAATTATAGTGGTCTCTATATATGTAGAATGCTCTTAAAAAGAGATTCTGTAGTGTTTAACTACGACTTTCGAAGCGGTTGCGAGAGAGTTGATTATCCAGAAAGTGGCGAGAAAAGCTACAAGTGGGTTAGAGCAATCACCGGTTATGGTGATGGCTGGATAAGGTAAGCACTCTGATATACACTCGCTAAGTAGGCCGACCAGTGAAATAGGGGTTGGAAGAGTATACTCCACCCTACGTCACACTTTTTATTGATCACTTCAAAGTATTATTAGCACGAAGTGCTATACACTCGCAGATTCTTAACGAAGTGATATATATAATAACCTATAATTTAAATAATTAAATATAATAAACTTAACCAAGCGCAAAGTGAGCACTTGCAGATTTAAAACGAAGCAATATATATAATAACTTATAAATCAATTAAATAAACAGTCAAATGGCAACTAAAAAAGCAACAAAGTCTTCTACGGAAGCAAAAACAGTTAACTCTATTATTACTAAACGCTTTGTAATAAGAAAATCTCTTATTGGAACAGGCACACTAGTAAGCTTCACCAACTCGAAAGGTACAAAGTATACCTATGACCATGATGAAGTATATAATAGTAATAAGCAAAGGTTTGATGAAATGCCTTGCTTTGAGAAATATGGTAATTATACCAATTCCAATGCAGTACCGGCGTTCGCTAGATCTCTTGACAGTGTTACTATTACAGATGCAAGTGAATAATAGGTTATAATAATACAGTGCTACTAGTTCATTAAGTAAAAATATCTCCTAGAAGGATATACGAGATACTATCTGTGCGAGTCAGATGAGATATAGATGGCTTAATTAAATAGAGAATTACTTAGCGTACCGTCTGGTAGAAGCCTTGAGTCAGACCACTGTATTATTTTTTATAATTTAATAGTTGGTTGGTTATGAGGGATCACCTTTATTGGTGGTCTCTCTTTTTTAACCTTTGCTATACACCGTTATTAAAAGTGTGACAATAGCCCCTTACTATAGTATATCTAATGGCCTAATGTCACAGTTTTTTTATTGTACTAAAACTATGCTTGATGCAGAGATTAGTTGTATAACCAACAACCACTGTTTTAGCATACTATAATTCTATTTAACTAATAATATCCATTACCATGTTTAAAAAGCATTCTTATCAACTCTTAATAATACTAATACTACAATTAATAGTATTTACTGTTTTAGCTATTTAAAGTCATTAGATGGCTTCTATTACAGTGTCTTGCAGATCTATAACGAAGTATAATATATAATAACCTATAATTTAATAAATTTTCAACTATGATTGACTTAACCAAGTTACCAATATTAAGTAAAGAGTACGAAGACGGAAACGGTTTCGCTGAATACTTAATTGATAATACAGAATACAAAGACAAGTATGATTATTACACTCAAGAAAATAGTTATATAGTGTATGAGTATATCCATAATATAACTGATATAGTTTTAGAACTAATAAGTAATAAAATAGAATTTTCAACTCATTTTGACTCTTGTGGTATGACTTACTTACTAATAAATAAATTACAGAAACCATGGAACTAACAACTAATGCTATTGATCACTTCAGATTTATTAGCGCTTATCTTACCAAAGAAGAGGTAATTGAGCAAATAGATGCTCATATTGAGATTGAGGGTAATTTCAAGAATCACAGAACAGAGTTAATTTACAGAAATAAATTAATTAACCTAGTGTACGGTGCTGAAGCAAATGCTGTACACTTAAAAGCAATTAAAAATTAAATAAGTAAACATGAGTAGAACTAAATTTAACGGATTTGAAAAGTGGTTTATAACCACAGCGTTACAAGAAGCTATTAAACAAGCTGAACAAGAAGTAATACATATGGGTAATAGTGGTAAAACACCTATTTTAGTTCCTGATACTGTTTATCGTTACGCTGAAGGCTACTTCACAATGGTAGGCAATGAACTTATAGATAAAGTAAATTCAATGACACTTAAAAAAGATCAGTAATAAATAGAAATTATGGAGAAGTACCTAAGGATAAGAAACCCAAGAGAAGACGATGTCTGGAAAGAGGAAGTATTAGACCACTTTATAGAGATAGGCATGAGGAATCCCGATGAGTTACGTTGTGAAGTGACCTTTTATATAGAAGACGAGGTTGACTGTCCAAGAGAAGACGAACAAGATCTAATTGATGATCTAGTATGGTTAGTGAATCTAATGATAAAAGAACAATTAGTAAACGAGAAAGACGATATAGAAATTAAATGGAAAGATGGAACTACAACCAAAATGATTAACGGTGAAATAGTAACCAACAGATCTATAACGAACTAAAATATATATTAACCTATAAATTAATAATAACGCACATAATGAAAAACGACAAAGCAATTAACATTGAAGAAGAAATTAAACTAATAGCTAGTTACTACGAGTATGTAGAAAAATCAAGCACTGAAATCTATATTAAAGATTATATAGATCGCAAAGATGTAAGCTCATTTGGATACATGTTCTGGTGGGATGCAGAAGCTCAGACATGTGGCATTGAATACCAACATACACCTGGTGGTAACGAGCACGATGATCCTTGTGTAACCGCACTTGACTTCATGTCATATATTAGCGATAACACTTAGTAAATATGAGAAATAATAAAACATATAACCATGTTAGCAGAAGCTCAGGCGTGTGGCATTGGTGGAATCAACTAACTATAGATCAACGAGAACAAATAGTCTCTACATCGAAAGAACTAAATCGTGTACCATTAACCATTAGTGACCTTGAGTTGCTATACACGGAACACTTTAACTATTTAAAAAATCAAGAATCATGAAAAAAGTAATTGAACCAACACAGTTTGAGAAAGACTGGGCTAAACCTTTAATGATAAATGGTAAGCAATCTAATAGAGGGTACTACAATCTATGCTGTCTTGTATGTGAGCTAAGTATATATGTACATACAGGTATGAAGCCTAACGCTCATTGGAAAATAGGTGATGTAAAAAAATACTTTGGAATCAAAGGTAATAAACACGACATACTTAAAAGACTTAAAGAATTTAAAGACGGTATTATAACATTAGATATAGATAATAAATTGATAACAGTAAAACATGAGTACAAGTAATTGTTGTGGAGCTGAAGCTAGCTACCTAAGTGACGAACTATGCGGTGAATGCTTAGAGCACGCTGAATTTAATGAAGAAAACTAAAACTATAAATTATGACAGAAATGAAAACCAAGAAACACGGAGAAGATGACTACTCTGTGTGGTTCACAGAAGATCCACAAAATAATGACAGTGGATATTCTACAAGAGGCAAGCTCGCGCAATTACTGGACGAACTACCAGACTATATTGGCGATGTGTTAAAAGAAGAAATTGAAAAAGGTTTACTATGAAAAACTCAATAAAAATAGAACTAACAAGATACGTTTTAGACCTTATTAACGAAGGTGTACTAACAAATGATAATACTGAAGATTGGCACTTTCAGGCATTTAACGAGGATTACTATATTATAGGATACTTTGAATGTAATATGTGGCTTCAAAAGCATAACATAGATTCGTTTGAAGCGGTAAGTATTTGCCAACAATATGAAAGGGACAATTATGGTGACACATATGGTATTTACGATAATAGTGAAAACACTGTTAACATGTTAGTT